TAAACGCATAATTTTATTTTATTTGATTATTTATTCAAATACTAACCTATGAAATAAAGATCCACGAAATATAGTGTTTGTCTGTATATTCTCTTGTTTTTTCCATATTTCCATTATATCCTTTATAAATGTCTTTCACATGAATAAATCGTCCTATAAACCCAAAAAACATAATTGGAATTAAACATGATACTAGTCTTATATTTATTATATTTGATAAAATTTTTCCATAGAATATCCAGGTTACCATGTTACAAAATAAACTGTAAACAATTGTATGTAGAAGGATGGAAAATATCATTGGACCCAACGTCGCCGTGCCAAAAAGATGAGAGAAAGTAAGTTTGGGGTTTGTTGTGTCTAAATATAATTTTGTAAACATAATATATAATATGTTATTAGATAATTATTTAACTTACAGCAACAAAGTAATTATTGCTGTAATTTGTTCCGGACTTTGGATTTATTTTAGAACATCTGACTGTTATAAAATGATACCTCGTGGTAATATATTTCCAATTATATTTGTAATGATCTGGACTTATTTAAACTATTACGAACCATTATTTTTACCCATTGGATTACTTATTTTGATAACATATTCTTATTTGCGTAAAATTTTGAAGATGTAGCTTTGCAAAAATACAAATTAAATATTTCAACCTTTATTTAGCTTGTGTCAACTTTAACTTCATTATATATTTGCAATGTTCTGGCGCTCGCGTCCTTGGCGTCTACATAACGCGGCATCCAAAAATAAGGAACCACATTTCCTAGCCCAGGATAGTAACTTTCAAATATACCGCGATAATAATTCTTTTCGTCTGTATCTGGGCAATTATGATCATACTTTACATTAAAAATCTCTTGCGAAATAGAAATTGTTGCAACCTTTTCTTGGATAATTTCATACAAAGACCTAGTTGTTTTGCTAACGCCATCACTGAAGGCTTCCTTAGTCCTCCATAAAACGCATTTGGGTAACAATGCACTGCCATTTGAGTCCAAATAATTGTCCTCACTAAATGCGCTTCTCAGCAAAAATTTCTCGCACTGCTTATTACCCTTGTGAAATCTGAGCGATGGATGAATGCTCAAGTAGTGTTGGACCCAGGTTCTATCCAAAAATGGAGTTCTGGGCTCTAATCCATGAGATGAAATGCATTTATCAGAACGCAAAACATCAAATTTATGAATATCTCTCAAAAGACGTCTACATTCCTTGTCAAATTCAAGAGCGTCAGGCGCCGCATGCATATACAAATAACCGCCACACAATTCATCAGAACCATCGCCGTTGAAAATTACTTTTGCATAACTATTAGCTGCAATATATTTTCCCAACAAATAATTCCCAATGCTTGCTCTTACCGTGGTAGTATCATAACTTTCAATGGCGCAAATAACTTCTGGAATTGCGTCAATAAAATCCTGCTCCGTCAACAAGATTTCAGTGTGGTTTGTTCCCAGGTAATCTGCGACAATGCGAGCATATTTCAAGTCTTCCGAACCTTCTAAACCAATGCTAAACGTTTCCAATGGCTTATCAGAGTTTTGCTTGTGATACTCATTTACAAGAGCGGTAATTAGACTGCTATCCAAACCACCAGACAACAAACAAGCAATGGGTCGTTCAGTAATTAAAACCCTCTTTTTAACGGCTTCGGACAAATAATGTTGTATGTCCTTATAAACTCGCTGCACATCCACCGTGTTTTCTGAAATAACACTAGAAAACCCTGTGGAATGGTACGTGTGGTGCTCTTTTTTCAGCATCCACTTTGGAGACACTTGGTATTTCATAGTAAACTTGCTATAAGTTCCCGGTCTAAAATGTTCAACAACGTGATTTGACAATTCTTTAGAAAACTCTGACAACCCCTTTAATTCTGAAGCAAACCCATAAATACTCATCCGATCCTCTTGTTGAACCGTTTTCTGGTTTAGAGTATATAAAGGTCTAACTCCATAAGGGTCTCTAGCAACGTATATCTTTGATAGCGGTTCGTTAATGTTAGCATCGCAAAGAACAAATGCAAATACGCCGTCTAACATTTGCAGAGTTTGTTTCATCCCATACCTTTTATACAGGTGAATAATTACTTCGCAATCTGATTGCGCAACCGGAGTTACACCCATAATAGCATATAACTCTTTATAGTTATAAATCTCACCATTGCAAATAAGAGCCACATCGTCAATTATAATTGGTTGATTAGACAAATCATTCAAACCATTAATAGCTAAGCGATGAAACCCCAATAAACACTGCAATGCATGTGGCGTAATTTTAGAAAACTCCGGACCTCTGCCTTGACCTTTCATAAATTGATCGTAAATAAATTTTTGCTGAAACAAATTATCATTGTTAAGTAACGCAAATATTCCGCACATGTAGTTTCCTTATTTATTAAGGCTTTTTTTCTTTATATTGATTTTATAGATTTAGAAAAATGTAGCAACCCAAAATAAATTATATTTTAGTATATTAATGACAAGTCAAGAAGGAACGAGAGAGTGTGCCTCTCAAATAACAAATTCTATTAATACGCGAATCTATGATAGAAATATTCCATCTCATATGTTGCAACCTTATTTAAGTGTTAGACCAGTTATGACAAAATATTCTATTATGCCCATAGTTGATCCTAGAGCACCCATTAAAACGCCATTGGTTCAACAGCCAGTATATAGTACGACTGAAGTGTTCAATCCTGGAAACGCTCAAGCTCCGTGGTCTGGTTTTGCCACAAATATTAACACTGAATCTGAATTAAGAAACCAAATTTACGCGCTTCAATCTTGCAGCCAATCTGTGTATGTTCCAAGTTCAAACAGCGACTTGTATAAATTTAATTTCAAGAACGGCAACAACGTGCAACAACCTTTTCCAGGATTATTTCAAAACGAACATTTTAATTCCTTTAACCCAAATCCCGAGAATCTTGGTCAAGGATTATTTCAAAACTGCACTAGACAGCAACTTAAGGATTTAACGCCAAATGATATGTGTGGTGAAAATAAGAAACAAAAAAATAAAAAATAAGCAAAAAGTAAAAAGAAAAAACAATTAAACAGCTTAAAGATGCAACAGCATTTTCTTCAAGATAGTATATAATGACAGAATATTTAATGACAGAATTGACATTAGAATGCTTAATGAACAAAACTCAATATGCAAAGTATATTAGTCAAAGTCAGGGAAAATCAAACAACAAAATTGTAAATAAAAAAGAAAAGAAATTTTATAAAAGGCGCATATTTGATTTAACAAAGCAATTATTAAATAATGAAAAACCCGAAATGATTCTTCCAGATGTTTCTTCTGCATTTGATTCATATGCCAAAGTATGTATTGAGTATTTTAAAGCTTTAGATAAAACTGACATAATTCAGTCGGATTACGATGGATTTATTGATGAATTGGGGACGGGAAGCAATACTTTATCAGAAAGCGAACAAGCTGAACTTAATAAATTATTAATGCGTTCAATTAAAATAACAGAACCAAATGCTCTAGAAAAACTTGTAAAACGAACAACAACAAAAATATGCCAAAAAGCTCCAATTATTCCGATGCAAAAGGATATTAATTTAAAAGATCCATTATTAAAGAATAAAGGTATTCGTAAAAAGAATAATATCAATAATAAATATGAGGATTCCTCAGAGAAAAAAGAAACCGACGAAACAGACAAGACAAAATAGACGTCCTAGTAAAACGCAAAAGAATAAAACTTCATCAAAGAAGCAAACTACTAGAAGAAATAATTTATTTAGAGAAAAAATGATGAAAGAGCTAAAAACGGTAAAATTAAGATGCAGTCCTAAAACGGCTGATAAAAAATACTCTTGTTTAGAGGATGAGACTTTGTATAAATTAAAAGATTTGTGGAATGCTCGTCACACAGATTCTAAAATTGAATCAAATGATGCAAAAGATATTTGGACGCAGTTAAATGGCAAGCTAAGAGGGGTTTGCAATAAAGAATCGTGTTGGTTAAAACAAAAGTTTGTTGAAGGAAAATTAGACAAGGAATTGCATTCATCTTTTGCACCAGTCTCGCCGAAAGAGTGGAGTAAAAATCCAAATGAATGGTTGTCAAGTAATGATATATTAGAGGTTATGAAACAGTATGAAATTAAATACAAGTGCTTTGACTTTATTGGCCCGTCACCTATTGATTTTGACACGCATAAACTATACGGAGAATGTGTTTGGGAGGAATTGTGTCATTTTAACATTGAAGATGAAATTAAAAATAAACGATTCAAAATAGGAATTATATTTAACTTGGATCCCCATTATAAGGGTGGTTCTCACTGGGTGTCCATGTTTGTTAATATAAAAAAAGGTGAGATATTTTTCTTTGACAGCGCAGGCGATAAAGCACCAAAACAAGTTGTAAAATTGGCGAATCGCATTATTAAACAAGGAAAGCAGTTAAAAATTCCAATTAATTTTAAATTTGATCAGAATTATCCCATTGAACATCAATATGGCGACACAGAATGTGGAATTTATTCGTTGTATTTTATTGCTCATATGTTAGAAGATCGCCACGACAGCAAATATTTTAAAACACATGTATTAGACGACAAGTACATGGAACAATTCAGAAAGGTTTATTTTAATAAGGAACTGTAATAACCGGATAAAAGTATATAAATAATACACATTTATTAATTATATACATTAAATTTCTATGACCACCGCGCAAATTAACATAGATTTTATTACAACGGAAAATATTGAAATGCTTTGGGAAATAATTTTAGATGACGTTAAGGATAGAATAAAATCTCAAGAACAGGTTTCTAATGCGAGAGGGTTTTTTATAAACCAAGCGAAAACGTTCTTTGAAAGAGAAAAAATCGTGAAACAAAATTTAATGCAAATGAATAAAAAATTTATAGGGCACATAATGACAAGCTTTAAACAACAACCTCAACAACCACAAAAAATAAACATTTCTAATAAAGAACCGACCAATTTCACTATAGAAGATTTACATGGCGAGAAACTTACTGCATTTGAAAAGTCTCTTGAAGAAAAGAAAAACGACTTTATGAGCGCGATGTCAGTCCCTGTTCCTGAAGCGCCCAAATTCAGTGATGGTGATTTGGATAAACCGATTGGAAGTGCCATGGATGAATTAATTG